GATTGTTGTTCAACGAGGTAATCTTGTACTGAAGTTCACGTGATGGATTGTTCTGGTTCTCTTGTTCCAGACGTAGCATCTCATTCTTGACAACTCTACGTTCGGAATAATATTTCTTAATGATCATCGGAATCACACCCTCACGGTCATGCGAGAATCTAATACCAGTAGGTGCAACTGAATAACCCTTCTTGCCGATATTGATAGATCCATCAAGGAACTTATCAACATCAACGTCACCAAAGAATCCATCCATTACAGTTTCGGGTGACATGTTGTATTGAACGATTATGTTTGGATAGAGAGAGTTCAAGTCAAACGATGTCACCCAGTCATGTGATCCAACCTGCGGTTCCTTTACATAGGCGCCTGGGTATGGAGTTTTAGGTTTCTCAAGTTTTGGTGGTACTGCAACTTTGTTCTTGCATAGTAGACGATAGATGATCGCATCCCATATAGCAGTGGTACCCAAAGTATCAGTAAAGTTTACACCACCACGATATGCCATGGTGAGCACCAGAGTAATTAGATCTAACTTCTCATCCAGTTCGTGAACCAACTCAACGTCACGGATATTATAGTCAATAAACTTTTGATAGTCTTCCTTGTACAGGGTAAACAGGTTACCGTGTTCTTCATAGGATAGTTTGTTCTTGCCAAGTTCAACGTGGGCAATGTGATCCAGTCGATATGATTCTTGAAGTGAGTACGTAAACTTTTTGTAGATCTCAATGTAATCCAGTACATCAATTCCCTCAATGGCATAGAACTGATTGTTCTTACCATTCATGACAATGTTACGTTCCCTCACCATGCCCCATGGTGACCATGTCTTAACACGTTCGTCTCCCAGAACTTTTAGGGATCGATTGATCAGATAGGGGATATCAAAGAAACGGACATTCCAACCAGTAATAATGTCGGGGTACCAGTGTCTCCAGTGATCCAGAAACTTAGAGAGCAGATCATGCTCAGAGTCGCACTTGATGAATAGAACATCATCACGTGTGTGCGTGTACTCATTCAGTCCCCAGACACGATAGAGTCCATCGTTTTGTCGGAGACAAATACTGATAACAGGATACTCTGCTTTCTCTGGTTCTGGGAATCCTTCTTCGGACTCGACCTCGATATCGAGATTGTTGATACGAATAAGTTTTCTATCGAACTCGATGTTGTTTGGATATTGTTCTTGGATGTATTGTGTGGGGTAGTTTAGATTACCATAGATGGTAAGATTAGATACGTTCTCGTATCTCTTGTAGAAGTCGGTTGCTTCCTTCATGCTGTCAAACTTGATTGCCTCAACCTTCTTGTTATCCAGAGTAGACCAAGACATCGATGATCCACCAACCTTGGATGGGATGTACAGGGTGGGCATAAACGAAACTTTTTTCTTTACAGGCAAACCATCTTGGTACCCACGCACCAATAAGTTGTTGCCGTAACGAGAAACGTTAGTATAAAAATCCATTCGGTATTCCTTTCAATAAGATTACATTATAACAGATCGGACTACGATTTGTCAAGTACATATATGGGTTCAATGAAAGTTAATTTCTTTTCTCCATCCACTAAGTAGTGGTTCTCCATGTCACTTGAGTTTGGTCTCTTAGCAATCATCATGCCAACGATGTAATCGATGCCATAACGATCTCTGATATCTTGCTCAATATAATTTCTTTTATTATTAACTACTGGATCAACAATGTTGACCATAACTTTTTTACAATGCTTCTGCATTGCGTCCATCACTGGATAGAAAAATGTATCTCTCCACTGATCGTATTGATTGTATCTTTTCCAAGACTGCATGTCTTCAGACTCAGATCCTTCTGCATACTTTTCAATACCAAAGTATGGTGGTGAAGTAAACATTAGATCATATTCACCTTCACAGATACTATCCCAGTCCATATCTTCGGCAGGTCTGTTATAGATCCTAACCGTCTTCTCACCTATACATTCGAACCAATCACCGTGATCTTCGAAGTGTACTTCTTTTGGAAACAAGGGAGATTGTAATAATGCTTCGTATGCAATGCACTGCTCTTTATATATTTCATAACTGGTAGTGTTTGGATCACAACCAAGATACTCTGTTGTATTGTTGGAGCAATAGAATCCTGCAAGTCTATCACCCCATCCGCATGATATATCAATAATCTTTTTAGCACCCTCAGTCTCATATACTGTTTTGGCAACAGCAGGTTTAAACTGGGTTGCTACGTATCCAGATAATCTGAACATAGCACGGTACTTGTGTTCATCTATAGGAGATGTTTCTCCCTTGAACTCACGGAACAGATACAGTAACATAGAATGGAATCTTGATGAGTATGGATTGTCCCATGCCCATTGACTTGATTCACATGTAGAATGTCCGCAGGTGTATCTGTTATCACAGTGGAAATAGTTAGACACATCATTGAAGTTGTGTCCGCATGACATTGCGTATTTGATCTTTACTGGTTCATCAAATTTATTACGCACAGTGTCTGGATCAAAATCTTTTCTTAGATTAGATCTGTGATTACTTTGTTGGAGACTATAGAATGAGTCTCCCATCTCTTTATCAGTAGGTCTCTTGATAGGTAGAGGTGGTTTGTGATTAGCAACATAATCTTTGAGTTGTTGCATAAACCAAACTGATCCAGTATGCTGATCATCTGGATGTTTGTTACGTTCACGAATAGCATGCCAGTCCGCATGCGAGAACATAGGAACCTTGTATTCGTTATTGATGTAATCTGTTATTTGATCCATGGTACCATTATAACAAATGAAAAAGGATTTGTCAATCTATAATATGAAATTGTTGGTGCCTCGTCCAAGGTTCATTTATTTGTTTATCATTATAGGAATGATGATCTTGTGTTACCTTCAAAGACTTTTTAATTACTTGTGTAGTTGGGTTATACCATCTATTTGCTTCACGCAATGGATCTGGATAGTTAAATGGTGTACGTACATCACGAGTGAGATCTAAAGTATCGCAATGGTGATATGGATGTATCGCAGTAAAAGGTTTGTTATAGAAATCGTTTTGTTCCAGATGTGATGTTGTATAGGTTTGGAATAATCTATTGAGAACACAGTAAGGCCCACAGTTGATCGGAAATCCATTGACCATCATATGATATTGATGCTCTGCGGTTCTTCTATCAAAAGCATAACAACCCATGAACAATCCTATGTTCAGATAAAAGACATCCATGTCAATCAACTGTTTAAAGTATCTTGTTGAACCACCTTTGTACCAAGTATCATGTTCAAGAACCAAGAACCTTTCATTCTGTTGTGATTGCCTACGCATCAACTCCCAATGAGAACACATTCCTGCGATCTCTGTATCTGAATGCATAGGTAAACTCTTACCACCCTCAACTGCGTTATCACCACGCATTAAAGATCTATCCCATGTGTATCGGGATTTGTGTTCTTCAAAGTCTGGGGATTCGGGGGTGATAGCATCAAATGTGCGGATCTCAATGATACCTGCATCCGTAAGAGGTTTAAAAGATTCTCTGGAAATCTTTGCGTATTCCTCAGATACCTTATTACCTTTTATAACAATTTGATATGCAATCATAGCATTATATATTCCTAATAGAAGAGGGACTTGCGTCCCTCAACTAATTTAACAGATCAGACAATTGGCATAATTGCGATAACCATGGTTCCCATAGTTAGTACTGTTATTAACAACTGCCCAATGCTGTCTCCACGATCTGTGGACAACTTTTTGGGGTTCATGTGTTTCCTCCACGAAAAAAAGATTAACTTATTTTAATTTTTCGTGGTCTCTTCTCTTCGGGTAGTACAACCTTCAGATTAACTGACAGGATTCCATCTTTGTGAGAAGCACCGTTTACTTCTACGTACTCGGAGAGTCGGAATTGTCTTTTGAACTGTTTAGTTGAGATGCCTTGATGGACATATTCACGATCACGCTTCTCATGTTTACCAGTAATCGACAGAGTTCTTTCTTTCTGTTCAATTTCTATTTCATTCTTCGCAAACCCAGACACAGCAAGTTCGATAAGGTATTCACCTTCTTCTACTTTCACTACATTATGGGGTGGGTAGTTATCATTTGCATGTCTACCGATGAAGTCCAATTCGTTTAGTAGGTGTTCAAATCCTACAAAAGTTTGGGGTGGAAATAAAGTTTTAGTCATAGTTTTCTCCTTTTAAAAAAGCAAGTTAAATAAGCACCCGAACCATTCGGCATGCTCGATAGTATTTATACAAAATGTTACCGCAACCTAACGGTAATATTAAAAATAAATACTCGGATCTGGATCTCCCTCGACTCCAAAGGAGAAACTAACCCTACTGTCGTGGGGTATCACTTGATGGTGAGTCCCACGTGGCAACCATACATAGTCGCCTGGATGAAACCAAAATGGTTCATCGTTATTATGACCTTCCACTCGCATTTCTACAGATGCCAGAACTTGTACTAAAAACACGTCCATGGTATCCTTATGCCAAGGGTAAGAGTCAGAATCTTTTCCTATTCCTGTAAAGGCAATATTTGTTATTTTGTTTCCGTGCAGGGCAAATACATCCTGCATTTCTTGTTCTATATGTTTTGCAAACTCTGGTGCGGATGGTCTGTCATGGAAACAGTTAAGACCTATCCTAAACTTTTTACTATTGGTATCTATCAAGTTATCTGGATGTGTGTTCAACAGATCCATATGCTTGTTCCAATCGTATACGTCTTTTACTTCAAACGGAAGTTTACCAAAGAAGAATTTCTTCTCTGCTATGTAATCATCCTTGTCATCAAAAATGCCGTACATTTAATCTTTCTTTCTCCACCAGTAGTCGTCTATCCAACCCTTTCCGAAATATAATATGCCCAACCATATGCTGAACATTATACCGTCAAAATACGTTAATGATTCCCATGCACTTACAGGATCCATTATTTATTACCTATATTATATTTGGGACAGAGTTCCCATTGATCTTTATCTTTGAATCCTATGATTTTAATTGTTCTCATAGGAGCACAGTCTTTTGCCACTTCAGTATTTTGGATCTCTACAAGTCCCCAGTCTTGAAGTAATGTTGCAATCGTATTCCTACGTTGTACATCACCTTCTTCAAGATTAGACTTCTTACCATCCAACATGAATAGTTCTTTGAAGTGCACAATAAAGTATCGACCTTGCTTATGTAGGATATGACAACTTTGAAATAGTTTATTGTCACGTCTACTTGCAATGCCAATACGAGTTAGTGTCTCTTTAACTTTTAGGAAATCGTCTGGTTCAGCAAGAGTCACCTCAAGCATTAATCCCGAATTCCATTCTACGATATTACTTTCTTCCACCTTTATCCACCTTATTAATTATTATGTTAAGTTCATCGGTAGAGAGTAGTGGCATAACTTGACGTGCTTTGTCCATGCTATATCCATAATACTCTTTCACCTTCTCAATATTATTCTCCAATTCTGGTTTCACCCACTTAGAGAAACGTTTACGTTTCCTAATTATATTTATAAGAAATGAATATTGTAGACGATTGTCAAGGTGATGATACTTGTTCATCTCATTTGCGAGAGCAACAGTATCGGGGAAGTACGATAGACTACGGTTAACCACGAATGGCACGTACATGCTTTCGTTTTCTGGATCTTCCATAAGATCTTTCTTAGTCATATTGATTGAGTTCAGAAAATCAAATGGTGATAATTTTTTCACAGTTGACATATTGTAATACCAGATTCTTTTAAAAAGATCAGACCATCATCTGATCGTAAATGTTTTTCTTTAAAATATACTTTACTTATACCCGACTGATAGATCAGTTTAGCACAGTCTATACATGGGGCAGTTGTAGTATATATGGAAGCATTATAGCATGATTCCGAAGACTTTGCAACCTTTGCGATTGCGTTGGTTTCTGCGTGTAGTACTTCTGGTTTGGTATAGAGTTCATTGTCTCTTATGAACTCACACTTATTATCCCAACCCGCTGGCATACCATTGTAACCAATAGAGATCACACGGTTATCTTTTACAATAACTGCACCGACCTTTAGTCTTCGTGCATGGGACAACTCAGCATATCGCAGTGCGACATCCATGTGAGCATAGTCCCACTTGGTAGGTTCACTCTTCTTTGACGAAAATGCCATCGACCATTTTTCCTTTACGGTCTTTAATATCATGATATGCTACCTCTAAACAATGTCGAATACTCAACCCATTACGTTTTGCAATGTTGATGAGTACGACCATAATGTCTCCAATGTCATCTGCAATGTCCTTCTGCTTACATACATTATCAGATAACTCACCTACTTCTTGGATCAACTTACATACTTGATCCTTGTCAGTCGCACCTTCAATCAGATTACGATCAATGTGCCACTGCTCAATCATCTTAATAAAATTATCAGTAGTTGATAACTGTAATTTTTCGATGGTTGCTTTCTTGGGGTTTGTCATAACTTCCATTACTTGATCTCCACGTTTGCCATGATCTCAGTCATACAGGCAACTAAGTTAAGTTCGTGATCTGCCACGAACGAGTTTTTGTATTGATAGTCTGCGAGAATCAATACTAATTGTGGGATGGAGTTAGGTTCTACATATTCATACATGGCATCATAGATACCACGGAAGATAGATGCAGGTTCAACGTCCATGTTATTAACAACCCACCCACGCATTTTCTTGAAGTCCTTTGCCTTCAATGCTTTGAAAAGGACACTATAGTTATCATTTACGTCTGTAATGATAGCAGTAGTTTCCAACTGCCCACCGATGGAGTAACGTTGCATCTCATTGAGTACACGTCTCCAGTCGGGTGCATGTTTCATGATCAGTTGTGCAAGTGTATCATTGTTTGCAGAGACACCTTCAGTTTTAAGGATCTCTTGTGCACGTTGCATAAACTGACCACACAACTCTGCCATAACTTTCTTAGAAAAAGTAAACTCGTAATTAGAACAACGAGAGTGCAGAGGTTCAATCACACGATTCTTGAAGTTACATGTTAAGATAAATCGACAGTTCTTAGAGAACTCTTCGATGAATCCACGTAACGCAGGTTGTGTAGATTGTGGGTTAAGGTAGTCTGCTTCATCAAGGATTACAACCTTGTAACCGCCTGAGAGGGAGACGGATGAAGCAAACTGTTTAATCTTGCCACGAAGGGTATCGATGTTACCCTCTTCAGAACCATTGATCACAATGTAATCAAGTCCAAGTTCTTCGCACATGGCACGTGCGATTGTAGTCTTACCAGTACCTGCGGTACCAGATAGAAGCATGTTTGGTAACTCTGCTCCGTCTACTATGTTTTGAAATGTTTGTTTGAGATTATCGGGTAGGATAGTCTCAGATACTTTTTGTGGTCGATACTTTTCAACCCAGAGAAATTCTTCTCGCATAGATACTCCATAATAAAAAAAATGTTGCTTATACTATACATTGTACAGCATAAGCAACGGTTTGTCAATGTCTTTGTACAGGAATAGTATTGCCTATACGACAGATACCATTTTCCTTAGTGACATATACAAGTTTAGGCATGACTACATAATTGTCTGGTATATTTTCATATACACAAATAATTAATTCGTCCCCAACTTCTGCCCTTCGTGCTCCTGCTCCATTGACGGAAATGATGCCAGAATCTGCTTCCGCAAGTATGGCATACGTCTCCCACCGTTCACCGTTGGTGACATTGTATACAAAAATATGTTCATACTCCTGTATACCTGCCGCCTTCATTAGACTTACGTCTATGGCAATACTGCCATCATAATCTAATTCGGTTCTGGTGACAGAAACCTTATGCAATTTTCCTGTAAGAAATTGCTTACTCATAACTACTGGTCTGCTTGTAACTGCTCCACGAGTTGAATGCACTCGATAGATTGGTCACGCAACTGTCCGATAGTTGAAAGTTCCTCACCTTTAAAACCACCACGTTGTACAACTGTATCAATTACTGCTACAGTAGAACGTGCTACTCTATTGGCAAGATCCTGTAATACTGCAAGACGTTCGTCTGCTACAGGTACTTCTTTTTTTACTTCTTTACTCATCATTATACTCCATAGGTTGATGCTTCAAGTGCGATAAAATATTCGATAGGTGACTGAACACTTTTGAAATGTGAGATCCTCTTGGAAGATACACCCACTTCGAAATCCTCATTAACTATCTTTAGGTTATTAACGTTAATGACAAAGTTGAAATCAACTCCTTCATCATAAACTCCTTCTACAAAAGTGAAGAATGAATTAGACGTTGCATCGTCTTTGTCAACTACAGTCAACTTAACAGATCCACCTTTCTTACCGTTAGGGGTAATCTCGATAAGATCATGACCAAGTACTGCACTTGCACGTTTCAATCTACTTAGTGTATCAGTATCTAAGGTAAAAGTCACTTCTGGATTTGGCATGACAACATCCTTTGTTGGGGATGATAACATATCAATATCAGAGAAGAAATACTTGTTCCCTCGTAAACCAGTGGAATCAGAGATCACCACATGTTTGTCTTCAAACTTCAGAGATGGGTTATCCACCAATCCCATGATGTTCAAAAATTCGTGTAAGTCATAGATACCAAACTCATTAGGAATAGACTCATCCAGTTGTGCTTTCGCAAGGATGTTCTTTGCCATAGAGATAGTCTTCAACTCACTTCCCTCACGGAACACAATATTACTATTGATGTTCGCAAAGTTTTTTAGTACTCCAAGAGTACGATCAGATAGTTCCATAATTTATACCTTTCATAATTTCATTTATTAGACACATTATAACAAATACATTTGCACTTGTCAATACTATGCCACCTTTAATTTGGAGAAATTTTTCTCCTTCACGAATTCTAACTTGCGTTGGAACTGTGCGTCTTCTAATTCTGCTTTGTGTGAGATAACAAAAACGTTAGTCTCTTCTCCCAAACTATACAGGATCTTCATTAGATTGTCAACACCATCATCATCCAATGACGAATCAAATGTCTCATCGAGAATCAGTAGATTAGTTGCCACTGAATTCTTCATCTTAGCAATCTGTCTCCATGTAAACAATAGAGATAGATCGATACGTTGCTTCTCACCTTCAGAGAATG